ACTTGCCGTATTCTGTTGATTATCGACGATCTGACAGGCTGATGAATGTCACCTGCGGAAAGCGAAGCAATCTGTTTTACATTTTCGGTGGAAAAGACGAATCGTCTTATGCGCTGATTCAAGGGATTACGCTGTCTGGTGTGCTGCTGGATGAGGTTGCACTCATGCCAAAATCATTCGTCGATCAGGCACTGGCAAGGACGTTGTCGGTTGAAAATGCGAAAATATGGTTTACCTGCAACCCAGAATCTCCTGAGCACTGGTTTCACACGGATTACATTTTAGGACAGCAACCAGGGATAAAACGCCTTCATTTTCTGATGGAAGACAACCCGATCATGACACCGGAAAAGATCAAACGAGCGGAGCAGATGTTCTCAGGCGTGTTCTACCAGCGATATGTACTCGGCTTATGGGTACGGGCTGAAGGCGTTATCTTCCGACAGTTTGCTGACGATTCTGAAGGCTGGTTGATTGATAACGAGCTGAATCCTGACACGATAAAGCAGATTGCATATATTACTTTTGGCGTGGATTTTGGCGAATCCACTTCGCACACTGTGTTTGTTGCGACTGGTATTTTACGGCGTGGGGCTGGAATTATCGCGCTGGATGAACGAAAACTGAGTTCGAAGGGAATCAGCCCAGATAAGATCGAACGAGAATTTATCGACTTTGTGCAGCAGGTGCATAAAGAATTCCCTGATATCCGTCTGAGCTATGCATTTTGTGATCATCCAGAAACGATCATCAACGGGTTGAATATCGCATTACGTAAAGCGAACATTCCAATTTCCGCTGTTATGGCGGCTAAAGAAAAAATCAACACGCGGATTTATGCACAAGAAAAAATGCTGAATCTCGGATTACTTAAGATCAGGCGTAAATGTACGAAACTGGTATTCTCGTTACAGAACCAGACGTGGGACGAAAAACACACCGACCAGCGATTAGACGAAAATCCAGATATCAACGATATCGCAGATGCGTTCGAGTATTCGTGGGAAGCGTGGATAGACGATATAGGGGTGAGATTATGAATCAGCAACAGGTAATAGAAATTATCAGTAAAGAGTTTGGGATTACTGCCAAAGTAAGCCCGATGTATGCGAAAATCGAAGAATGGCGGGCATGGCTGGAAGGCAACGTCAAGGGGTTCCACGAATACGAACAACTTGTCGATTTGAGCGAGAAAAAATATACAAAGTTACACCGCCATAAAACGAATATGCTGCTCCGTGGTTCAGAGGACTGGGCGTCAATCCTGCTGAACGAGAAAACGCATATCGAGATCGAAGACGATGCGTCAGCGCGCTGGCTGCTGGGCGAAGACCTGATATCCGGTGTGCTGGGCGAATCTGACTTTTGGCGCAATGCGAACGAACTGATTGCCATGTCCCGATGGGCTGGAACGGCAGCGTTTGAGGCATACGTCAAGAACATGGAGGTCGCCGAAGGATCGCGAACGTTGATTCGTGGAACTGGAATCGGTATGAATTACCTTTGCGCTGATCAGATTATCCCGATCAGCCACGACAATGGCATTCTACGCGAAGCAGCGTTTATTTCCGACAGGGAGGAACGCGGTAAGGTATTCCAGCAGGTATCCATGCACACGCTGGAAAACGGGCTGTATATGATCACAGCGTTTACGATTGACGATCAGGGAAAGCTGTTCGGAGATCCAGTCATTATTCATACTGGTTCGCCCGTGCCATGGTTCAGCGTGATTCGAAAATCCGGCATAAACATATTCGACTATGATTCACCGTTTGGCGTTTCCATCGTTTCGGGAAACGAAGACATCTTGAAGGGACTGGATACAGTTTTCGACAATTACATCACCGATTTTATCCTCGGACGGAAAATGGTATTTATGAATACGTCATTGATGGACAGGGATGATTCTGGTAACGTAATTCCGCCACAACGAGCCGGAGCACAGTTATTCATGTTCGCCGGAGACCGGTTCAAGGACGACCAGTTAATCAAGGAATATAACCCATCGTTACGAGTGGAAGAAAACAGTCTGGCGTTACAGAAAATGTTAGACCAGTTTTCATACGCCATTGGACTGGGCTTACGGCATTACCAATTTCAAGGTGGCACGATTCAAACCGCAACGGAATATACCGGCGAAAAGCAGGATTTGGTTCAAAACGCCGCAAAAGAGATGATTTGCGTCGAAAAAGCATTGAAAGAAGTCACTCGTGCTATTCTGTGGATCGGGCGAAATGTCCTTGGCGTCGACTGCAATCCGGATGCGAAAATCACAATTATCGCAGATGATAGTTATATCATCGATCAGGACAGTGAACGCAAACGTTGGCAGGAGGAGATCAAAGCGGGGATCCGGCAGCGATATGAATATCGGATGAAATTCTACGGGGAAACGGAAGAGGAAGCAAAGCGAAACGTGAAACCGACGATTGCTGAACTCCTTGAAGGGAAAGCGCAGGGTGTTGTATCCGATCGGGAGCTGCGTCAATACCTGTTTCCGCTTGAAAGCGATGAAGAGGCTGAGCGAGCACTTGCTGAAATAAAGGCAAACGAACCGACGACTGAACAATTATTAGGTGAGTGATGCTATCCGAAAATGCATTCGAGCAGCTACCGGCGAAAATCGAACAACGGCTGACCGCTATCAATACCGAATATCTTGAGATGATCGGAAAGCGGATAAAAGAAATCGGCACCGTGTCCGCAACGGATATTCACCGTCTTAACCAGCTACGGGAGTTTGGATCCGATGTTGATGCGATCATCAAAAAGCTTGCTGATGTTTCTGACAAAAACGTTGACGAAATAAATCGAATATTCGAATACGTCGCAAAAGATGGCTATTCTGACGCTGAGATATTTTACAAAGCGAAGAAAACGCCATATATCCCATATGCAAAAATTACCGTGCTGAGAGACTATGTTTCAGCCATCGCAAAACAAACGGCGAACTCGTATAAGAATCTCTCCAATACGACAGCTATCGGTTTTAGGGTGAAAAATCTGCGGGGTGAAACTGTCTATAAAGGCTTGGCAGAAACGTATAAAGAAGTGATTGACAAAGCGATTTACGAAGCGTCGATCGGATTGACCGATTACAACTCTGCCATGAGATCGACATTGAAAGAGCTGGCAGATAGTGGGATTCGCGTGGTAGATTACGAAAGCGGATATTCAAAGAGGATGGATAGTGCAGTCCGTCAAAACATCCTTGATGGTATCCGTGAAGTAAATCAGGGCGTCCAACAGAAAATAGGAAAAGAGATCAAATCGGACGGCGTAGAAATATCAGCGCATTTTAACCCAGCTCCAGATCACGCACCCTATCAAGGGAGACAATACACTCATGAAGAATTTCAACAATTGAACGATGTTCTTACCAGAAGAATTGGCACGCTGAATTGTATGCATTATACCCATGAGATTATTCTTGGAATCTCGCAGTCTGCTTACAGTGAAAAAGAGCTGCAAGATATTTTAGAGAAATCGAAAGTGAAAAAGGTGTTTGACGGCAAAGAATACACTCCGTATGAGGCAACTCAACTGCAGCGAAAAATAGAAACTGCTATACGGGCAGCAAAAGATCGGGCTGTAATTGCGAAAGCATCCGGGGATGATTTATTGAGACGACAGGAGCAGGCAAGAATCACCAAGCTAAAAAATAAGTACAAGGAGTTGAGTGACACGTTTGATTTACCGGTCAGGACAGAGCGCATGGTTGCTTTGCGATAAAAAATAATGTATAATTGTCATATACAACTAATTACAAAAAGCCGACGGGCAGAAAACGGATAGAGGATACAATGACAGAAGAAATTAAATCAACTGCTGAAGAGCAGGATAAAACGCTAAGTGCGGACATTGAAAAATCATCTACTGCGGCAGAGCAGGAAAAAACATTCACGCAGGCTGAACTCGACAGAATAATCTCGGAGAGAATTGCACGTGAGCGCAAGAACCTCCCTGATGAAGCCGACTTGAAAGCCTACAAAGAATGGAAAAAAGCACAGCAGACCGAAGCCGAGAAGGCAGCAGAGCGCGAGAAGGAATATCAAGCGTTACAATCCAGATCAATTGAACTGGAACGCGAAAATGCTGTGATCAAGGCTGGCGTGAAGGCTGATGATGCCGAATTTGTGATTTTCAAAGTATCACGAATGGAAGGCGACTTCAAGAAAAACTTGGAAAGTTTCCTTTCCGAGAATAAAAAATTTACTGAGCCGGTGACAGAAAATGTTCCCGGAACTAAGCACAATCCGAGCACAACGGATCAAGACGCTAATTTTATAGCAGCGGTTCGGCGTGGTGCAGGATTGAAATGAAAGGATAAAATATTATGTCTATTGCATTGGCAGCAAAATATCAGCCAATATTGGATGAAGTATATAAGAGTGCAAGTTTGACCGCGTTCATGGACGCAAAAACCAAACCCGTTGATTTCGGCGGAGCTTCCGCCGTGAATGTGTTCAAAACTTCCATGGTCGGACTGGGAAAATATAATCGTGCATCTGGCTATCCGGCAGGAGACGTTACCGGAACATGGGAAACCTTGACCCTGTCAAAAGAGCGTGGTCGTGCGTTTTCAATCGACCGCATGGACGATGAAGAATCGCTGGGAGAAGCCTTTGGCACACTTGCCGGTGAATTTATTCGAACTCAGGTCGTTCCTGAACTGGACGCATACCGGTTTTCCACTTACGCTTCATTCTCCGGCATTCAGGAAGTCGCCACACCGGCAGCTCTGGATACAGGGGCGAAAGTCCTTGCAGCCTTTGATGTTGCTATGGGGAAACTTGACGAGAAGGAAGTACCGGCTGAGGGGCGGAAACTGTTCTTGTCCTCCGGTTGTTACAACTTACTGAAAGGGCAACTAACCCGAACATTGAGCACCGAAACATCAGCAGATAGACGCGTGTTCGAAATCGACGGCGTTGAAGTTATTCCTGTTCCGCAGACACGGTTCTATAAGGGAATCACCTTGGATGATGGTGCGACTTCGAACGCTGGCGGTTTTGCAAAGACTGCATCAACCGGACGGGATATTAACTTCCTGTTGCTTCATCCATCCTCGGTTTTACAGGTTACAAAGCTGGACAGCTTGAAAACCTTCTCGCCGGACGTTAATCAGACGGCTGACGCTTGGTTGATTCAATACCGCATTTATCACGACGCGTTTGTTTATGCCAACAAGAAAGAGGGCATTTACAGTCATATCGCTACAAGCTAAGGAGCGAAATTATGGCTAACTTGAAAGATATTCGAATTGCTGGTTGGCTCAAGGACGTGAACGACAACTTCGATACCCTTGAGCCGGTATCTGCCGGC